GTATAGTTGCGCATGGGAATGGCATCGGCGGCGGGAACCAGCATATTAAGCAGCTGCCGGTATAAAGCCGGGTTTGCTGCACGCTGGGCACGGAAGTCCTCTAGGAATTGCGCCTGTGCTGCCAGATCGGCCAAGTTTTCGTCATCCACGTTGTAGCATTGGCATTGATCCGGCCCGGCGGAGTATATCCAACATCGAACCATAAAAACACCTCCTTTCTGTTTCGTGATGTTCCAGACGTAAATGTCGGGAAGATGGGGCGGGGTTGCTTTGTCCGGTGCAGCCCTGCCAAAATATCCGGTTTCGTGTTAAGCGTTCAGCTGTAAAAACGTGCTCTGCGTGGGGATCAGGTGCCGGGTGAGGGTGTCGGTGTAGCTGGCCTCTCCCTCGTAGCTGTCAACCACCCGGCGGTCTGCGGCGGCCATATCGTGATAGCTCTTTTTGCCGTAGGTGGGCGGCAGCCAGCCTTTGCGCTGTCCGGCGTAGAGGTTGAAGGACTTCAAAACGTCCGTGTTCGTAAACTCGATGTGGCAGGTGCCTTTCTTGTAAAACGTGGCGGTGAAATAGTGCAGCTGGATCTTCTGGGTATGGCCGCTCTTTTCGGCGGCATCCAGCACGGCGCGGAGTTCGTCCCCATTGTAGGGCTTGCCGTTCGTGTCCAGGAAGTGCAGCACCCGCTCGATCTGGGCAACATGGCCTGTTGCGTTGTACCGGGGGCAGAAACGCCCATCGTATGTATCAAAGGCGTTGCAGCGGAAAATCACCTTGCGGTTGATCTTGTACGCGGAGTTCGTGCACCAGCCGTTGTAATAATGCACGTTCTTGCTGTACTCGTCGTTATAATGCAGGTTCGTCCAGTCGTCGAACAGCTTTATAATTTCGTGGTCGATGCTGGAAAGAAGATTTCGTGAAATTTCTTCCCGGATGGTCAGAATGTTGTACGCGCTGAAGTCATAGCCTTCAAGCTCTTTGATTCGCTTCTGGTAATCCTGCTGCATTTCGTAGGTCATCGCATCGAACAGCTGCGGCATTTCAAACAGCTGTTTCCAGTACATCCCGCGCAGTTCCCGGATAGCGTCGTTATAAGATTTCGTGAAAGCCATCACAGGGTTTTCTTTCTTACCAGCGCCGGCAGAGGAAAACAACGACTTGATTCCGTTGTACTCTTCATAGATCCGGCGCACACCTTCAGCCGCGGCGTTATACCGTTCAATAGCTGCTGTGATGGGATCCGAAGATACCAGGGCGGCAAACTCCGGGTTTTCTTTCAAACGCTCTGCGGTTTCGTTTTTCAGATCCAGCCGGATCCGGCTCACCGGCTCCCGGTCGGGAATGTCCACCGACACAAGCGCCACCTCCACGCGGGCGGCGCGGCGGGCATTCTTGAAAGCATCCGGGATGTATTTTACCGTGGCGTGCAGCTCTTCCAGCTTTGCGGCCAGCTCTTTCCGTTCGTTGGTGCAGGGGTTGCGCAGGGTTTCGGCGTTGAGCAGACAGCGGATTTTGCCGCCGTCCTGCATGACATCCAGCGCTTTGAGCAGGTGCGCGGCACCGGCGGAGAAAGGCGGATTCATGACGATTGCGGCGTATTTCGTGGTGGGGCGGAAGGTCAGAAAGTTATCATGCACCACCCGAAAACCGTCTTTCTTCAGCACGGCGCGGAAGTCGCTGGAAAGCTCGATGCAGTCAAGCTCTGCGCTTCGTGCCTTTCCCTTGTCGTATTGGTCAACCTCGCCGGTCTTATAGTCGTGGTGGACGTTGAACGCCAGAGCGTGGACCTGACGCGCAAGCGCTCCATCACCGGCGGACGGTTCAAGGATGGGTTTCGGGTAGGTGGTGAACCCGGATTTTACTTCCCGCAGGGAAAAGACCATATCAAAGGCCAGACTGTCCGGCGTGGGGTAGAAGTCCAGGGAATCGTTTGGGGTGGTCATGGTGTAAACCTCTTTTCGTGTTTCGTGATATGCCCGGCGGAATGCTGGGCGGTGGGGCGGGGCCGCTTTGTCCGGTGCGGCCCTGCCAGGGCATCCGGTTTCGTGTCAGGCGTTGAGCTGGTAGCCGCGGCGGGCGCAGATGAGGCGGAGCCGGGCGGCGGCGATCTGCTGGCGGACCTCTTCGGGCCTGCCGGTGCACTGGGCTTTCCGGCGCAGGTCTTGCAGTGTCCACTGCTGACGGATGATCTCGCGGGCCTGTTCAAAGATGTTGTCAAACTTCTTCATGATTTCGTTCTCCTTTCGTATCATGCAAACAGGCGGTTGCATACCTGCTGTATTTCGTCGTTCGCCTTCATCGGGGCAATGAGCACGGAAACGGCGGCTTTCTTCGGGTCTACGGTGTCCGTTGCCAGGATGGGCGCAAACGGGCTGTTGCTGCTGTGGTAAACAAATTCGTGATGATCCACAAAAGCGTCATACTCCGAATTTATCATGATGGGCCGGGATCCGTTGCGGAACATTCGGAACGTGCCCCAGACTTTGCCCTTTGCTTCGACTTCCTGCAAGATCGAAGTGCGTTTGACTTCTTCTTTGCAGGCGCTGAACTTCTGGAACATCTGCGCAGCGGTCAGCTGGTGCGGATCGTTGACCACAAACCCGGCATCACCGGAAACGATGGTCACGCCGTCGGCGGGTGCGTCCTGCATGGTCACGGGCTGGATAACATCCCGGTAAAGGACGACGGGCAGCTTGAACGCTGCATAGCCGGTGATGATGTACACGCTGCCGCTCTGGCAGGTGATCCGAACGGCGTTGCGGCTTTTTGCCTGCCCTTTCAGATAGGCGGTGATCTTCTTCACGTTCAGCCCGGCGGGGGTGCTGGTTGCTCTTTTCATATTGCAAAAACTCCTTTTCGTTTTCGTTCTGTTTTTCGTGCCCGGTGCGCTGCCGGGGTAGTGGGGCGGGGTTGCTTTGCCCGGTGCAGCCCTGCCAAAATATCCGGTTTCGTGGTGGTGGGTCATGCCAGCAGCCCGGCGGCGATGCTTTCAAAGTCCAGCTGTTTCACGGGTGCTTCATCCGGCGCAGCTACGGCGGCGGGGGTCTGCTTTGCGTCCTCTACGGCCTTCCGGGTCTTGCGCCAGGCATCCAGCGCGGCGGCCTGACCCTTGCGGTCGGTTTCGGGAACAGCCAGGAAAGCGGCCTTTGCTTCCTGCTCTGCCTTGCGGAGCACATCCGGGGCGGGCTTTTTCGTGGCGGCGGGCTTGCTGGCCTTTTTCGTGGGCAGCGGATCGACGTGAACCAGCTCCGGCAATTCGTGGTGTTCTTCGGTGATGATGGGGGCCGGGGTGCTGGCGGCCTGCTCTGCTGCTGCTGCCTTTGCGGCCTTGCGTTCTGCGGCCAGCTTTTTGTTATACTCCATAATGGCGGCGACAGATCCGAAGCGGCCGGCGGGGGCCTGCTTTGCGTCGTGTACCTGCAAGCAGCTGAACAGGTGCGATTTCGTGGGGTAGAAATGCGGCGCGGGGGCTGCTTCCTTGCCTTCGGCTTCAGCGGCTTCCCGCTGGGCCTTGCTGGGGCGGGTGGTGTACTTCCACAGGTAGCATTCAATCAAATGCGTTTCGCCCTTCTTGACGCTCTTGCCTTCTTTCTTCCAGTGATCGAAGGTGTGCAGCTCTGCCGCTGCAAGGATGATTTCAACATCTGCGATGGTGGCGGGCTGTTCGTCGCCGTTCTCGTCGGTGGTGACTGCGTTTGCAGCCATTGCGGCGATCTGCTCCGGGGTGTGGTGCGCGGTGGCGATGGCGTGCAGGGTGGCGGGGTCCAGCTTCGCGGCTTCGTTCATGATGATCTGATTGTTGGTCATGCCTTTCATGGTTCGTTCTCCTTTGTTCGTTGTGGTTGATGTTCGGGATGATCTCCCGGCGGCTGCCGGGGTAGTGGGGCGGGGCCGCTTTGTCCGGTGCGGCTCTGCCAGGGCATCCGGTGGGCATTCAGCCCAGAAGCGCGGCCGCGGCATCCTGCCAGGTGGGAAAGCTGTAGAACGTGCGGCGCTCTGCGTTGGTGTTCTCGTCGGTGATCTGGGCGGCGATCCGCTGCCCGGTGCGGGGGTCCCATCCTTCCAGCCGATACCCGGCGGCCTGCAGGCGCTGGGCTGCGGCGTTCTCTGCCTTGTTGCGCTGGCGGATCTGTTCAAGTGTCATCATGGTGCGGGCTCCTTTCAATCTTCGGTGCAGTCGTGGCAAAACAGAGCATCAACCACTCTGTCATCTGCAAAATTGTCCGGGGTGCCGTTGGCATCGACTACCAGCTGCACCCGGTCATAAATCCGCAGATCGGTTTTTACATCGACGGCAAAAAACCAGTCGTCGCCGTCGTTCAGGTCGCTGCACCAGACTTCAACCGCGCCGTCATCGGTGGCGGTCATGCCCTGCACAATGGCCGGGGCGATGTAGCGGCCCAGGGGGCCGACGGTGTAGGGGCATTGTGCCGCGGCCTTTGGCGCGGTGCCTGCCAGCAGTGCGGCCGCCAGTGCGGCGGCGGTGGTGATCTTCTTTGCAAGTTTCATGTTCTTTGCTCCTTTGCTTTTCGGGTTTGCCCCGGCGGGCTGCCGGGGTAGTGGGGCGGGGCCGCTTTGTTTGAGCGGTGCGACCCTGCCAGG